ATTATGCTGCCCTATAATCCTTTTAATTAAATGATGCTTATTCCCGTCTATGTCAACTGCCGGTTCATTATTTTGAAGTTTTTCAAATTCTTCTAACGTGAATACCTGCCCTTGCACGCCTTCGTGATCTTCTGCTGGCGCGTATTCTATTGATATTTCAACTCCGTCAGCCCCTATGTCATCAGCTAATTTATGGGTAATTTCCTGGACAATATTGGTATACTCGCCCATAAGATCGCGCCTTACGGCAGAATCCATCCTAATTGATCTGCCGGATTCATAATCAACCGCCCTTATGCCTTGATCCGTTAATTCCTTTATTGCTTTGCGCATTGCCGTTGGAGCGTTCATTCTATCCTCATCCCCTGTAATCCTGTTTACGAATTGATTGATAGTTTTTTTATACGTTTCATTGACAACCGTTGATTTGCCCATTATTTGATAACCGTTTAAAATTTGGGCAAGCATGGGGTTAACCGCCGCCTGGTATTCTTTTTTAGGAGGTATTTTTACCCCTTTCGCTCCCCCTAATTCTTGCCCTTCCGCATAAACCCTAGCCGTAATATCGGCGGCAAGCTCTTTCATCTCTCTGGTATTTATTTTATGCGCTTCCTGCAATGTTTTTTTGACCTTGTTTATATCTGTTGCGATATTATTATAGTATTCAGTTGAATAAAGGTAATTCTCAATACGTTCATTTGAAAAGCCGTAAATGTTTCTTAGCCTTTCCCCGGCAATGCCGAAGAAAATAGATTCAGCTCCCGTTAGCCTTTGAGAAATGCGGTTAACGCTTCCTTCCAGCAAATCTTCAAGGTTAGGCAAATAGAACCGCCTCAACATTTGTGTACAGGTTATCCTGCGCTATTAGTTCAATCCTTTTGACTATAGCGTCAGAATAGTAACCGTATCTATCCGCTTTCATCGGCTCCAATACTTTTCTTTCCGCCGACGTAGGATCGGGCGCTATAACATAGCATGTTTTCATTGAATAGCCGTTAAAGGTTAATTTATACAGGTTATTTTTCTTAGGAAGGGCTTTTTCCAGATTCTCTGCCATGGCTTATCCTTTTTGGTTTAATGCTTTTTCTAACCTGTAATTATTATTAGGGTTGAAAAAATGCGTTTTTCCTAACTCGCCGACTAAAACGCCGTTTTTTCTTATTTCATCCAAAGAACAATCTTCCCAATCTACAGTAAAACCGCCGCCTGACATTAATACTTTTCCATTTTCATCCAGCATGCCTTTCATTATTACAATTTCATAACACCATGACCCGCTTCCGTCATAAAAATGCTCATGGATAATATCGTAAGTCTCCCCGTTATTAAGAGTGTAAATTAAGCCCTCTTTTAGCTCATTCATTCCCCGTCCCCGTCTTCCGCGCCGCTGTCAATCATGCTGTAATCATCATCTTCTCCGGCTATTTCTTTTATTTTTGCTTTGGCTTGTCCCAGCGTTTCCCCGTAAAACTTCGCTCTGTATTCGTCTTTCCCCAGCACCCCGTTGTCAATCTCCGCTATCGCAAGCCTTTTAGCGGATTCAGTGTCAACAATAACGGAATCTTCCCACACAATATTCACTTTGTTTGAATCAATGTTATTCCCCGCCATCCCTGACAGCTCGCACATTGCTTTAATTAATTTTATTATCTCGCCTTCCAGGTATTGTTCATGCAGCGATTTGCTCTGCATTTTATCCGCTTCGGAATGAATTACCTGCGTGGCGGTCGCCATGGATTGAATGTCTAGCATTCCTTTTCCTAGCCCGCTTGCCATTGTTGCCCAGTCTAAAGCGTCCCTTAAAGCCTGCCTGAATTCGCTGACTCTTATTTCAGGCACAACTCTGTCATAAAGCTGTTTTTTTTCGTCATTGCCTTGCAGGCTTAAATCCTGCGGTATTGTAAAAAACCTGCCGGACGGGTTAGAAAATATTTTCTTTTTATCCCCTCCGGCGACATTTTCCATTAATAAATCCCTGCCGATAAAAGTGACTTGATCGCCTTCTTTAACATCCCTCCTTAACCCTGCCGCGGCTAAATCAGCGTCATCGCAGGCAGCCAAAGCGTCGGCAAAAATAGCTTGCCCAAAAGGAAGGGATTCTGTGTAATCGTTTACTGTGTTGGGTTTAATTATGCAGTACTGCGGGGAATCGTAATAATTTGAGGCAATTATGTTATCCAGCGCGGAAAATTCAATATCATCTTTTTGCCGAGGCTCTCTCCTTATTTTAGCCTGAATATTTTCCACAAGGAATTTGCCGTTTTCTTCGGAATGAACGCTGATTGTGTAAACCGTGTCTTTCCCTATAATCTCTTGTTTAGCGAACGCTATTACCGATATTTCGTCTTTAGTAAAGACAATAGGGTAGATGTTGTCGTATTTAATAATGTCCAGTTTTACTTTCCCGCCGTTGCCGTTTTCTTGAATGTCCGCCCCGGCCACTATAGCCGAAGTCCCTTCGGAATACCCCCATACTGCGGCTTCAATTATTTTTGACCTAAATCTTGTAAGCCTTTCAAGCTCTTTGAATTTATCTGTTTCCCCGTCATTTTTCAAAGCAATTTTAAACGCTTCGGTGAATAGGGTAGCAGCCCATTTTTGCGCTATTATCTTAGGCACCCTCATAGAATTACGGACGATTTTATACTCTTTTTCCCCGTTAAACCCGGTATCGGTGTTTATTCCTATTACAGTTCCTCTGTAATAAGACTGCCATAATTGAACATGGGGGTTATAGTTTTTTTTCTGCCGGGCTTTGCTGTAGTTATAAACAGTATTTGATCCCCGTTCTTTCGCAAGCCCGGTTTTCTTTTCCGCAAATTTTTCTAATATATCGTATATGTCCATGAATGCCCTCTTTTAATAAGGGAATTATGGCTTTATTTAAGGATTAAACAATATTTACTAAATTACATATTTGAGAGTGTTCATAATAGGCTGTAAAAAATGTCTCCCCTGGGCCACATTGTTAAGAGGTGCGGGGAGTCCTGTCGTTATATGCTTGTTTTTTGCGACTGTGAATATTTTTCGCCGTCATTATGCCCCATCTGATAAAATTTACGGCTGAATAATTGAACTGCGTCAAATAAATCATTGTCATTCTGCGCTTCCTTAACAAAGAAAACGAGTTTAGCAATCATCTCATTTAGTATGTTGTTAGGATCGCCTGAAAAGATTATTTCTGCCATCAGTTTGCCTTCCTTAATGTTTTTCTATGGCAATTCAAATCCGCGATATGCTCTATTAGCTCATCAACCCACTCGTCTGGGATTATCTCCTCGCTATCCAAATACCTATAAATAGCCTCCATTATTTCTTTTACTCTAAACCATTGGCAAATATGTTTTGGCCTTAAGCCCGTTGGCGGCGCATTATTCATAACTCCTCGATTAATTGACGGTTTGTAAAGTTTTATCATATTCACTCCTTTAAACTATTTTTGTATGTGTCCGGGCTTTTGCCCGAATAAGCTAACAAATAAGAAATCCATGAGCTGATAGAATACTCGTGCGTGTCCAATTCATCTACCGAACATGAAAGCCCGTCATCTAACCTAACAATTTTGCCTTTTGCGGCCTCTTTGGCATCCCATAAGGCAGTCTTATACGATTCTTTTAATTTTGGCACTTTATCGGTAAAGAATAGCCTATTTTCCCCTAAAAGTATCTGCGCCGCTTCTATCCGTTCAAGGATTGTCGCTTTGTAAGCGTTCGCGATCCTTATTCCAGTAATGCCCTTTTTCAAAATTTCTTTGTTTATCTTTTTATTTATAGCATTGCTTCCAGCCCATTCAGCGTAAAGGATTAAATCGGGTATGTCATTGCTGCTCCAATTCCGGCTTTTTGCCGTTTCTTTAACCCAAGATTTTATTTTAACGATACATTCAATCACCCATTCAACAACTTCGTCAGCGTCATAATCAGCTTTAAAATGGAACTCGTCAACGCAGTAGACTTTTCCAAACCCTTTAGTAATGGCGGTGACTTCCATTACTGTTTTGCCTTTTTTAGCATGGCTCGCGTCGCCGGTGCCGTCGCCGGTGCCGTAATCCAGCCCTATAGTCACTATGCCTATTTTTTCATCTTTTGGAATTTCAGGCACATGGTGTTTTGCGGGATCATCCAGATAGCTTTTGTATATGTTTCCGGCAATTACTCCCCATTCGCCCAGCCCTTCAATGGCGTACCTGCGGGGGTTATTGATCTTCATGTTCTCAAATATTGCCCTGTCATCATCGCCCAAGAACTCATTGCACGTGTAATTAGTGGTTAGGGTAAAAGTGTTCTCGTCAGGTTTGTCAAAAAAGCGTTTCTTTATCCATGTGGTATCCGCCCAAGGGTTAAAAGTTAAAGTTAGCTGCTTGAAAAGAGGGCAGGGCGTTTCGCCCCTGAACGACATATCCAGCTTGTCAAAATCAGCTTCGTTGTGTATTTGATACGCCTCTTCAATCCAGCACCATACCAATTGCCCTTCATCAACAGTGATTGAAGTTATGCTGTCAGGATCGTCCATCCCTCTGAATAAGATAACTTGCCCGCTGGGAATATAAGTAAGCGTATGCTCGCCTTTTGGTATTTTCCATAAGTGTTTAACGCCCAGCCTTTTAATAGCCCATATTAATTGCGCCCTTGTGCTGTTTTTATGGGTATTGAAATACCTTCTGATTACTAAAAGGCACGGCTTAACACCATATTGCCTATAATGCCGCATCATATTTACAATGAACCATAACGCGGCGGTGCATGACTTTTTAGAAGCCCTGCCCCCTTTTACTACCTTGTACCGCTCCTGGGAATGCCAAAAACCTTTATAGCCTTTCCCTATTAATTCTGATAATTTCATTCCGGCAATTCATCCATGATAAAATAAGGCTGTTCATACTCATTATTATTTGAGCTGTCAGCTTTCGCAGGCTCTCCGAAACATCTGTCTAACATGTATTTAATTGTCTCGTAAGACTTTATTCTTTCGTCTATTATTTTTTCTATTTCGTTTCCATCATCATCTTTTAGCTTTATTTTAAATCTTTTCCCTGTTAACCGCCCTGCCATGTCCTGTTTTATCATGTCAATGGTAGCATCGGTCAATATTGTAGGGTATTTTTCTTTTATCTTATTAAGGCTTTCTGTTCCCTTAGCGGTAAGTATGTTTTTATAGACTTTCCGTATATCGTCCAAAGATAGGCTGCATTCTTTTTCAAGAGGGCCGTATATGGATTTTTTGCGCCCTTTTTTCTTGGGCTGGTTTTCAGAGCTGTATCTATTGCCTGTAGGGTTAGGATTTGCCATTCTTTTAGTTATTGTATTAGTTTGGCGTATCTTAACAATATTTTAGCAGTATTCTTGGCTATTTGTCTTTCATTGCAAGCGTAAAAAGGTATTCCCTTGGAGGCATGTTTTTTGACAATGCTTTCTTTTGTATAAGCTCCCATTCATTGTCAAAAAAGTCTAATGCGCGGCGTTTGCGTTTATTCTCGGCTTTAGGGCGGCCAGCGCCTTCCCGCCTGCCGCCCCATGTTTTTTCTTTCATTTTAAATATGTTACCGCTATAACAAGGACAGCGCAAAGCCCTGATATGCCCAAACAAATAGCGATAAATTTCTTTGTTTTTTCAGCCATACCCTTGATCCTCCAATATAAAGGCATTACTCTTATAAAAGAGCGCCGGTATTTTGAGACCGGCGGCTCAACTTGCTATTTAAGCAAGGCTAGGATTAAACTGGCAATACTGGCGGCCACACCAACAATTGCCAATACTTTCCAGAACAGGTCATCCGGTAGCTTGCCGGATGATTTTTTTTCTGGAACCATGGATTGCCTCCTTCAATAAAACTTAGAGAATAATAAATTCTCTATGATTTAATTGTACTATTTATTCAAGATTATGTCAAGAGGTTTTTTATTATTTATTAAATACCGATATATCATACACATGATTATAAATGTCCAGTAAAATAGAGCTTTTCAGATAAGTTTCTTTTTCTGGTTTGTGAACCTTTTTCATAAATTCATGTTTATCATGGTTGTTCGGGAACACTATTTGAATAGTATAATCGGATTCCGCTAAATTATAAGAACCGCCGGTTTCGTTATCTGACTTGGCTTTCTCCCTGCTCTTTCTCTTGGCTTCCCTGAATGTGTCGGATGTAAATTCTTGAGCTATAGCCTGCTCTTCAATTAATTTTTCAACTTCCTTTTGTTGACCGAAAAGGATATTTATATCAGATTCATCAAACCCCATATCAGCTTCATAATCTATATCCGGGTAAATTTCTTTTATATCCTGTAGGGCGAATATATCCCACTCACCCATGGCTGATTGATTGTTTAAGAAAACATTAATGGAAACTTCATCTTTTTCGTCAACATCTATCATTGCAACATGAAGATTGTAATCTGGTTTTCTGATACTAGTGTCCATTTCCGAAATTCTCTGATGCCCTCCGACTATATTCATAGTTCTTTTGTTGACAATTATCGGTTGAACAATTCCATATTTTTTTATGCCTACTCTTAATTTTTTACGGGCAGATTCCGTTATTTTGCGAGGGTTATAGTCCGCTCCATGAATGTCTTTTCTGTTTACTACTTCAATCGTAAAGGATTCTAATTTATTCGCGCCCATACAAGAGCCTCCAATTTAGGGAATTCGGTTATTACCTTTTGGTAATCATTTGGGAAATTATTCTTGAGGTATACCAGCCCGTCTACATCGGGGACAGAAAAATCATGCTTCCAGCCATGCTGGTATTCAACCGGAAGCGGCAATTTATTTAGTTTTATATAAGACATGATGTCTTTTGTGGAAAAATCGGCTATCGGGTATATTTTCTTGTATTTTTCATCAATCCCGTAGGGGAGGTGTTTTAACATGCCGCGCCTTGCAAGGCTTTCATCCCTTCGTACTCCTTGGGCAACATAAGATATGTTGAATTTAGCCCTTAATCCGTGTTCAATGTCGCCCATTTTATACTTTTTGCCAGTTTTTAATGATAATGATGGGAAATGCGGTTGCTGATGGATTTTTATGTTCCATCGTTTTTCATAATGGTCAATTATCCTTTGTTTTATCTCCAATCCAGGCACAAAATAAAGAAATACAAATTCTTTCCTGCCGGAATATTTCTTCATAAGCAGATCAGCCATGACTATGCTGTCTTTTCCGGTGGAAAACATAACTATTATGGGTTCATTTCTTAATAGTTCGTTTATTTGTTGTACGGTATCCATAAAATTACCGGAGTTATTAGCTCCGGTTGCCGGTTTAATGCGAACTTTTGCCACTGAATATCTGCGCTGCTTTGGATGATACAACCATTGTAGTATTTCTCGCCCCTCGAACACCGGCTTTTGTGCCACTGCTAAACATAAAATACTCCTATAAATTAAGATAATGAGAGTGTAAATGATTGATAGAATTAAACAATATTTAAGTTTCAAAAGTCCACAAGCGGCGATGTCCTAAAACATTTATTATTGGTTTATTATATGTATATGGTTCTGTAATGATCCAATGATAACAATTAGGTTCCGCAAAATCATCTTTTGAATCTTGTACTATATCAGACAATGTGCACTCACCAATAATTGCTTGAGCAGGCATAAGATTTCCGTATTTTTTTGCCGATTCTTTTAACCACTTGTCAGGATGTTCTGTTTCAGTGTCTATATCTTTTCCATAAAATTTATACGTCTGTTCTAACAGCCAACAATATTTTAACATCGATTCAGGAGCGTCTTTCCATGCTTTTTCTTGGTCTTCGCTTTCCATGCGTTTATATAAATTTTCTCTGTAATTTTCTGGCAGATAGCGAGAATCTGGAAAAGTTACCGCGTCGCCGCTTGCATGGATCAAGAGTTTGCCTCGATAATCAGTTTTCCATGTTCTATTTTCTACGGTTTTTATTCCATAACAGATCAATGAGGCGTATGGCTGTTGAACGCTTATTACTTTATTTAACATGATTTAATTCTTTATGAATTTTTCCTTAAATGCCTAAAATAAGCCGCCATTGAAAATCCAATGAGGACAACCGCAATTGCAATTAATAATTGATAAAACATAAGTTAATTATACCTCCTTTACCTCTACGCTGCAAGCCTTAGCCTTGCGCCTTTTATATCGCCGTCAATAATCCTTATCTCAGGCACGGTTCCTAAAAAGGCTTTTACTATAACGGTTTCTTGTTTTGGAACGTATCCTAACTTATATACGCCTTTTCCGTTATC